GTATTCCATAGCTTCGGTGGTTCGATATGATCCGTATGTACTTATAGCTTTTGTTACTAGCTCCAAGGCATCTGCTGATGTTATTCTTTGTCCATTAACTAAGTTTGAATACTCTTTTCTTATAGTTGCTATCTTTGGGGCAAACTCGCTCTCTTGGATTATCTTTTTAACTACTTTTTGTGCTTTTAGGTATTCCAAATCTTCTAAATTGTCATACCATACCTCGAATTCAACCTTTGTTTCTATTGTTTTTTTAAATGCTGTATTTATTGCACCTGCTATTATTTTAAATTCTTCTCTTGTCATATTTTCACCAATCCTTCATCTGCTCTAATAAATCATCATTATTTTTAGGTTTCTTTTTACTTTTACCCTGTGATTGCAAAAATAAAGTTTCAAATTTCTCTCTAAATTTACCGGTACTCCTAATATTGCTTTTCCAAAAACTATCTTCCATAGCAAATTTAATAGCTTGTCTTATTTCATCTTCCGTCCTGTGGTCTAGTCTTTTCATTCTGTCTATTTCTAAAGCCCATTTTTGTTTTGTTTCTAAAGTAGTTGGTACTTTAGAGTTTGGTAGGTCTTTTAATATTTCTACAATTAGATAATTAACTAGTTGTATTTCAAATGAGTTTTCATTAAATTTTATTGGTTTGGGGTCGTTGCAACTTTTGTTGCTACGAATATCTTTTATATTATCCTTATCTAACCTTTCCTTACCTAACCTAACCTGTGTATCCGTTCTGGATACATCTTGTATACATTCTGTGTCCAAAATCTCATATGCCCCATTCTTGTTAATTAATTTACACTTATCATCTTTATAAAAAGTTTCATTATATCTATCTTTTTGAATATAATTATGTATTCTCCAATGCTTTATAACACATATGCCACTTTCAAATGGTATAATAAATTTTTTTGCTATTAGAATTTTTATGTCATCATCAGAACAATTTGCTATTTTCATTATTTTTTTAGGTGAACTTATAAACCCATCATCATCAGCCCTCATTGAAAGATGAAAATATAATAACTGTGTGCTTGATGGCATATCTAAAAATAAATCCGTATCAATTATTTTAAGTGAAAACATTCTTCTTTCTGCCATTTACCCCTCCTAATAAATACCTAACCTTTCCTCGTACTCATTCAAACTAATAGGTTTTTTAAGTTTCTTAACACTCCTACAATAATCGCATTTATCACAAGCTATAGGTTCTATTTCTCCATTCCTAACTTCCAAAATATGTGGCAGTTTAGTTTTTATCTCTAATAATTTTTCCTCTATAAAAGACTTTCCCATATAAATAACTTCATAATCTGGTATTTCTTTTTTATCTACTACAATCAAATATGGATCTAAATAATCACTCATATTCAAATTTTGTCTTAATATTTCTGCATATATTGCTATTTGTAATTTATAATCATACTTATTTATAAAAGATTCTCTTGTTCTATCCTTAACATTCCAATAAGTTTCCGACAAGTCTTTAGTAGTCTTTAGGTCTGCAAAATAACCTTTTTCTATATTGAGAATATCAACTGCAATCTTGAAAGGTACTCCACCAATCTCGCCAGTAAATATTTTTTCTTTTTCTCCTTCTCTTATTCTTTGCACTAAAGGGTCATTTTTTAATATCTCAATCATTTTGTCGCCGACCTCATATTTGGCGTATAAAGTGCCTTTTTGAGTAAATAATGAAGGGTTGTCAATTATAAATTGTTTCAAATTACCTTCATTCCAAGCATGAACATATGAGCCAAGTAATAAGGCTGGATTATCTTTTTCTATGTATTCACCTTTTCTTTTTGCAACTTCTCTAGCCTCGCACCCATCATGAAGTATATCCCAAGCTTTAAAGCTAGAAGAACCCATATATAGTTCCTCTGCTTCTCTGCTAAAATAATTTTCTTTAGTTAGATTCATTTCCGATCTCCTTTAAGAAATCTGGAATTTCTTCTATTACTTCTGTATCTGCAACTTCTGTAAATTCTGTATCAATAAAAGTATCTGGCACTTCTTCAGCTTTCTTCTCTTCCTTGAACTGCATATCTGAACTTTCATCAAATGTTTTAGCTTGGTCTATACTTTCGAAATCTTTTTCTATTTTCTTGCATAGTCTCCTAAGAACCGTTTTCTTATATGCTTCTTCTGGTGTCTTAGTCCACATTAAGCCATTTTTCATTTTACTAAAATCATTTCTAATTGCTTCTATTTGTTCGGTTGACATAGCTTCATATTCCATTCCACCGTCTTCGTATAAAACTACTGCAAATGCCCCATTTATTTTGTTGTTATTAAATGATATAGGTTTAAAATTAATTGTCTGTTGCCCTTGTATTATCTGTTCTTCAAAAAAATCTCCTTCTCTGACAACCTTGGCGTAAATATCTCTTATAGGTCTTATGCTGTATTTTTTAGCCATTTTAGTTTCGCCCTTGTAGTCAGTTTGAAAGTTTAAACTATTACCATATGGTATTGCATAACATTCTTTTTGAAAGAAATCCAAGCCTAAAAATGCACCTTTTAACAATGTTCTAGCAACTGATACTGGCTCACAATTTTCTATTCCTTTTGTTTCTTGTAATACCGTCATACAATTCTGCATAAATCTCGTTTGATTGAAGTCTTTAGGCATTGCATTTAATTTAGAACTTATTAATTTATTTAAATTTTTGTGAGTTTCTCTTAATACTAATTCTTTTTTATTTGCCATTTTCATATTCCTCCAATAATCTATAATATTTATTTTCTAACTCTTGATATGTATCATCATATAAATAGCTTTCTAATGCCTTATGTATTGCTTCAAGTAGTTTTCTTAACATAACCCCAATACCTCTCTTTCTGCTTCCCTAATCATGCTAAAAACTCTATTCAAGATAACTTCTAGGTGGTTATGATACTGGAGTTCATCTTTCTTTATGTACATTTCTAATTTTCTGCCACAAAATTCAGCGATGATACCCACTTCTCTTAAAAAAACTATAACTTCATCTATTAAATTCCCATCAAAACAAATTTCTTTTATTGGTATACTCATTGTTAATACATCATTCATTTGTTGCCCTCCTTGTAATACATAACGTATGAACCATATTCATCAATTTTTATTAATCTTGCACTTGCACATATCTTAAAAATCTGATATGCTCTATCTAAAAGGTTTGTTGTAAAGGTTGAACCGTCAGAAAATTCAACCCTATATTTTGGTATCCAATACTTAATCATTTTTCAACTCCTTTGTAATTAGTTTTGATATCCTTGACAACTCCTTAGCCTTTCCCACGAATGCATAAGAGTTGTCATTTATTTTAAATTTAAAATCTTTCATTTCTAACACTAATACTTCACGTTTTAACATCTGTTCATCACCTCCAAAATAAGCTTATCAATCTTTTGTGACTGTTCTAAAGTCTTATATGATGACCGTCCGTATTTTTTAATAGTATTGTGTAGCAATATTCTGTATAGAAAAATCTTAATTGTTAGCATTTCAATCTCTCCATTTCTACATATGCCATGCCACCTAAAAAACAAATTTGAGCACTAATTTCAAATATAGTTTCTTTTTTAAGTTTTTTAATTGTTTTCATATATTCTTCTTTATCATCTGATAACATATGACCACTCAAAGCTTCTATAACATTGTTAACTACTGATGCCCCATAAATTTCTGCTAGTTCTCTGTATTTATCTTCAATGTAGCTGTAAGTTTCAGTTGGCGGTTCGGTGTAGCACATTTCAAAATAATCTATTATTAGGTTTTCTGATTTTCTTAGCACTTCAATTCCTCTTCTCTTTTATTTTTTTCAATATTAAGTATGCATTTAACTATTAAATCTGCATACTCAACGTCAGATTTGTCTTTGCAACCTGCAAATAACTTTTCAAATTCATTTTTAATTTCTTCAACTTCTAGCATTTAACCCCTCCAATGCTCGTTTTATATCTTCTAAAGCCTTTATATGTATCAGCCTGTCCTTTTCCTTTGTATCACGTTTGATTAAATATTCTAAAGCCGTTATTTGCTTGTCTAATTTATTTATTTCGTCAGGCATTATTATTTTTGGCATTGCTCCAACTCCTTTATCTTATTTTCAAACTTCTTTATTTTGTTTTTGTAGTCCATAATTCCGCTATGGACTACGCCTTTACTGAAAATTAAAGCTTCTTTAAGCCCTTTTTCTGCTTCTTGTAAATTTTCTTGCCAAAACTTTAATTCTGATTCATAGCTTAGCTTTCCCATTGTTTTTTCTCCCCTCTAATGCAGTTTTTTTATAACATTTTACAGCTTCAAAGAAGTTTGTAGGATATTCACCACTGCCCCAGTTACAAGTTCCTTTTATTTCATCTACCTCAAATCTACTTGCTATTACATAACTCTTACTATTGATATTTTTTAATAATGCCACTGTATCCCATTTTTCAATTAACATAAAAGTTGATATTCCGTTTTTATACAGCATTATTTCCCTCCTTGTCCTAAACTTCTTCCTAACTCTATTCCTTGGATATAAGCTATAAGCACTGCACCCTCAATATTGAAATGTCTTTTGTCTATAATTATTTTTTCAGCTTCTGGTTTGTCTTCATTTTTAATTGTTTTCTTCATATGATTTCCTCCTTTTTTGACATTACTCCATTCTCTCTATCTTCTACACAATCCCTACAATACCATTGTGTACCCTCAAAATTCCCTATGCTATCTGCTATCTGTTCATCATTTAGGTTTACTTCTTTGCCACAAACTGGGCAAGTACTGTAAAATTCATCTCCGTAAATATCAATGTTTATTTGTTTACCTTCTATTTCAGTTTTTAGATATATCATTTTCGTTCCTCCTATGTATTTTTAAGCTATAGCCATCTGTAGATTACTTTCTTCTATTTCCCTTAAAATTCTTCCTTGTGGTTGCCAGTTGTTTAAATACTCTTTAGCTTTATCAAATTCTTTTTTAGCTGTATTTTTATAACTATTAACCATAAAATAACCTTTGTAATCTCTCCAAATACTAGCAAAAACCTTACTTCTAATGCTCTTATCTTTATAGCAAGGACTTTCCATTCCACCCATTACACTTATAGCTTTTTTATAAACAAGTGGCGTAAAACCACGATGCCTTTAGGCTCGTGGATACAAGCCATACTTGTTTTAAAGACAGTTTTTAGTTAGTGAGAACTGCCAAACTCCTTACATTTCTGTAGGATATGCGTATCTTTAATCTATTACCAATTAAAGAATCCGACTTCATCTCGACAATGATAAATAGGCTTTTTGCACTCACACCACCGAACCTTACCTCAGTTCTTCTTAACTGTGAATGATAGAGCAAC